ACTTGGGAGGTTGCTCACTTCCGTTTGTTGGGTGATGATAGAAAACTTCCTTATGGTACTGCAATGTTGGAAAAAGCAAGACGTACTTGGAAACAATTATTATTATCTGAAGATGCGATGTTGATTTATAGAACTTCAAGAGCACCGGAGAGACGTGTATTCAAAGTATTCGTTGGTAATATGGATGACAAAGATGTTGAAGCGTATGTACAACGTGTTGCAAACAAATTTAAACGTGACCAAATTGTTGACGCTAAAACAGGTAACGTGGATATGAGATTCAATCAAATGGCTGTTGACCAAGATTATTTCATTCCTGTTAGAGACCCAGCCGCAACAATGCCTATCGAGACATTAGCCGGAGCCCAAAACTTATCTGAAATTGCGGATATTGAATATATCCAAAAGAAATTATTAACGGCACTTCGTGTCCCTAAAGCGTTTTTAGGATTTGAAGAAACTGCTGGTGATGGTAAAAATTTGTCATTAATGGATATTCGTTTTGCAAGAACTATCAATAAGATTCAAAAATCTATGATTGCTGAATTAAATAAAATTGCAATCATACATTTATTTTTACTAGGGTTTGAGGATGAATTATCTAATTTTACACTAGCGTTAACAAATCCATCGTCACAAGCAGATTTATTAAAAGTTGAACTTTGGAAAGAAAAAATAGCATTATATCAACAAGCCGTTGCGGCAATTGCGGGTATCGCTCCGGTATCAGTGTCTTGGGCTAAGAAACACATTTTAGGATTCTCAGATGAAGATATTAAATTAGATTTACAACAACAAAGAATTGAAATGGCGGTTGGAGCAGAATTAACTAATACCGCAACAATCATTAGTCATACAGGTATTTTTGATAATATTGATAAATTATACGGTAATTCAACATCCGGAGCAACTGCCGGTGGAGCCGCACCTTCATCACCACCGCCACCTGGAGGTGGAGGAGGTTTCGGAGGAGGAATGGAAGACTTAGGTGGACCTGAGGTAGGAGGAGCCCCTGAGGCAGGTGGTGCCCCTGAGGCAGCACCGGGTCCTGAACCGGGAGGTGATGCCGGTGTAACGCCTGAATCTTTTAAACGAGATAATCTAAAAATTTTAGTGGAACAAAGTACATTAACTGAGGATGAATCATATATTGATTTATCAAAAGGTAAAAATTCTTTAGGGGATATTGAGTCACAATTAAGTAAACTTCTAAAAGATTAGATATTTATAATAAAAATTAGATATGAAAAATTTTGGTTTATTAAAAACAAAGATAGAAAATGTGTTGTTAGAATCATATGCTAACGATACATTCAAAGACGAATTAAAAACATTTAAAAAACTTGTTATAGAAAATAAAAACATTAGCAAATTGTTTTACCTATACGATGAATTAAGTTCTCCTAAGTCATTAAACGAATCTTATTGTAATGAATATATTAACGAATGTATTAAAATCTATGAGAATACGGTTAATAAAATTAAACAATCCGACATCAATAAATTAGTTGCTTGGGTTGGAAATAAAAATGTTGAAAGTAACTATACTGATATTGATACTTTGTTTTCTACAGATGTTTTAACTATTGAGTCAAAAATTAAAAGTAGAAAAGTTATCTCGGAATCTCTTAAAAAATTACCGGTAACAAAAACTGAAGGTATTGACTTACCATTATCAACTATGGTAAGTGTTGCGAATAAAACTATAAAAAGTTATATTGATGGTTTAAATGAATCCGATAAAAAAGAATTAATTGCTTTATTGTCAGAAGATGATTCAACTTTGAATGAAAAATATAACACACTTAAAGAAGGTGTTGTTACTAAACTAATGGAAATGAAAAATGCTAGCACTGATAATTCAATGCAAACAAGAATTGATGAAACAATCTCAAAAGTAATTTCTGAAAAATACGACAAACTTACTTACTTCAAACTTAAAAATCTTAAAGAAAATCTTTAATTATCATTTGAATTAAATTTTTTCTGAACATACTTAGCTTTTGAAAGACCGTCACGTTTAATTACTGACGGTTTTTTATATTCTTTTCTTTTTGCTAATTCAGAACTTTGACGGGTTTTGATTACTTTACTTTTGTAGAGTTTTAAAGCTTTCTCAATTGTAAGGTTATTATTTAATTTTACTATTAGCATATAATACATATATCTTCTTCCTACAAAAAAGTTTTGACATTACATATAAAAACACCTATTATTTTTAAAAATAAACGGGAAAATATGAAAATTAATGAAAAAGGGAAAAACTTCTTTCCTACAAGGTTTCAAAACGGCAAAAATTGTTTATGGAACTGTGGATTCAATCAATCTTAAATCTCTCTACTTAAACATCCAAACTTGGGTCGAACCAATTTACGAATGTGATAATTGGACAAGAACAGTTCTTAACCTAAGTAGAAGTATTAAACACTCAATATATGAGTCGATAAACAAACAAATATTTGATGAAAAATTTATTGTGGATTTAGATTTAAGGTCCAGCGGACTCAATCTAAATAAAAAATCATTTATGAACCTCGAAATAAATTTTTATCTATCACAAGAAGGTTTAGATTTCAAAGGTAATGAAATTAAACAAAGTTTACAAAAAATAACAGAACAAATTTTTAAAGACAATTTCTTAAACAATGAAAATTTTAATTTTTATTTAACCAAAAAAAGTAAAATCAATAAAGAATCGTTACAAACCGAGAATGTTTAATATTTATAAATAAAACATTCAAAATGAATTTAAGAATATTACAACCAAATGAATCAGGAAAAGGTATATTAGTTGAATACGACGCGGGTTATATTAACCCAACGGAATCACGTAATGTTGAAATCATACGAGAATCTAATGGAATATTAGACCACTCAAAACCTATTGAATTCTACGCTGTATTACAAAAATATAATACCCCAAATAGAAATGGTAGAACATATCCTGAACGTATATTAAAAAGAGAGGCTGAGAACTATAAAAAAATGATTAAAAAGGGGACCGCTCTATCTGAGTTAAATCACCCGGAATCATCTCTAATCGATTTAGATAGAGTTTCTCACGCTATCACCGAAGTATGGTGGGAAGGAAATGTGTTAATGGGTAAAATTAAATTACTTACTTCTCCGGGATATCACGAAAGTGGAATTTGTTCAACCAAAGGTGACTTAGCGGCAAATTATCTTAGACAAGGAGTTACATTAGGTATCTCTTCAAGAGGAGTTGGTTCTCTAAAAAAAGTGGGAGAACAAAATGAAGTTCAAGACGATTTTGAATTAATTTGTTTTGACTTAGTATCATCACCATCAACTCCGGGAGCTTATTTATTTTTAAATAAAGATGACAAACATCTATATGATGAGAATTTGGAAGAGGAGAAAAAAATGTCAGTTGAAAGACACATTGGTGATTCAGGTAATAAATCTCTTGACTTAATGAAAAAATTAAACGATTATTTAGGTTATTAATCTAAATTAAAAAAAAAGTATGGACGAAAAGTATTTCATTGCAAAAATTGCCTTAGAATCGTTAGATACCGAGTCAGGTAAAGTTAAAGTTAAAAGAGAAGAAAAATTAGTTAGTGGTTACAATCCAACAGATGTAGAGGCTAAAGTTACTAAAATTTTCGAAAATTATACAATGGAGTGGAGAATCACCGCTATTGTAGAAAGTAAAATTGATGAAGTGATTGAATAATTAAAACATCAATAATTAAACAAAAGAGGACTATATGTCCTCTTTTTTTATGCTTTTTATTTTTAGGAGATATTTATAAATGTATAAAAAACCTGATGTGATTTTAGTTTAAATTAAACTTTTTTCATATTGGGAGATATTTATATATTAAAAACTATATAAAAACAATGGCAAAAGAAAAATCTTTAGTTGAAGAGGCTATCATCCAAATGAAAAATTTGGAAGAAGCGGTAGCTGAAAACGCAAAAGGAATACTTGCTTCTACAATGAAACAAGAAATCAAAGACCTAGTAAAAGAATCTTTATCAGAACAAGCTGATGATGAGATTGAAACTGATGACGTTGAAATGGAAGAACCTGAAGGTTCTGATGATATCGCTGATATTGAAATGATGGGTGATGATTCAGAAGAAGATGGTGACGAAATGGATACTGATGATATGGATGACGATAGTGACGAAGACGATATGGATTTCGGTGACGAAGACGATATGGACGACGAAGAAGATACTATCGACTTAACTGACGCTGACGATGAGGAAGTACTTAGAGTATTCCAACTTATGGGACCGGATGATAACATTGTTGTTACTAAAGACGACAAAGGAAACACTCACTTAAAAGATGAGGACACCGGTAAAGAGTATATGATTGTTGGAGAAGGTGAAGAAGACCAAGGTGATATGTTCGAAGATTGGAATGAAGAAATTGAAGAAGACGATATGATGGATGGTGAAACTATCGAAGATATTGTTGACAGAATGTTTAATTCCGATGACGATATGGACATCGAAGGTGAGGATAATATGGATTTTGAAGAATTTGACGAAGAAGAAATGTACGATGAAGGAATCGTTTATGAAATCGAAATGGATGAAGATGACTCTGAAGAATATCTTGATATGGAAGAGGATGATTCTTATGATATGGAAGACCAAGTTATGGAATCTAAAAAAATGTCTACGACACGTAAAGGTGTTGGATTTGGAAGTCCTTCTAAATTCAAATATGAGAAATCACCTAATCAAAAAGGTTTCGACACAAAAATGAAACAAGGTCCAAGAACTACGGGAACAGGTAAAGCGAAATTCGAGTACAAAGAAGGTGAAAACGCCGGGTCTAAATTGGGAACAAACAAAGTTGTTAAGAAAACTGAAACAAAAGAAGGTTCAACTAAAAAACCAATGGTTAAAAAAGTTGAAACAAAAGAGGCTTCACGTACTTTAGGTAATGGGTCTAATTTTAGAAAAGGTGGTTTACCAAAACCAAGAGCGCACTCATCTTTTAATACTGCAATAAAAGAAAGTTCTTCAAATAAAGAATTACAGATTCTTAGAGAAAAAAATGAAGAATACAGAAAAGCACTTAATGTTTTTAGAAGTAAATTAAACGAGGTTGCGGTATTCAACTCAAACTTAGCTTACGCTACACGTTTGTTCACTGAACACTCAACATCAAAACAAGAAAAAATTAACATTTTAAGAAGATTTGATGGTGTTGAAACTATCAAAGAATCTAAAAATTTATATCAAGTTGTTAAAAATGAATTATCTGCGGGAACTAAATCTCAACCTATGAATGAATCTCTTGAGAATAAAATTGCTAAAGCACCTGCTACAGGTTCAGCGGTTAACTTAATTGAATCTAAAACATATGAGAATCCACAGTTCTTAAGAATGAAAGATTTAATGACAAAAATAAAATAAAAATAAATAAAAATAAATAAAAACCAAAAAAAATGGGAGCATTATTAGAATCAGGTCTAGTTGGTAACATTGGGTTAAAACACCTTAAAGTTATTAAAGAAGACACAATCAACAAATGGGATAAATTAGGATTCCTAGAAGGTCTTAGAGGACATATGAGAGAAAACGTAGCTCAGTTATATGAGAACCAAGCGTCTTTCTTGATAAACGAAGCTACAGGAGAAGGTTCTACCGGAGCATTCGAAACTGTTGTTTTCCCTATCGTAAGAAGAGTTTTCTCTAAATTGTTAGCTAACGATATCGTTTCTGTACAAGCAATGAATTTACCTATTGGTAAATTGTTCTTCTTTGTACCTCGTATCCAAGGGTACAATGGTGGTACCGCTAACGAATCAGGAGCACACTACGCACCAATCGGAGCACCTAACGGACCTACAGCGGGTGGTACAGGTAACTCAGGACCAGGAGCAGGATACCCTGACAACGCAGGTGCATTCGGAAAAAATCTTTATGATTTATTCTATGAAGGTGGTGAAGCAGGTTTAGATCCTCCAGGATTATTTGATTACTCTAAAG